ACAGTAATTATTTCCATGGAAATTGAGTAAAAAAATTCCAATTCCTAGCCACTTCCTGCCAATTCCCAGCACTTACAATAATATTCCAGCAATGTCAACGATTTCCATTTCATTTCCACTCAACTACCAACTTATAACAATTACCAATAGCTTACAATCAACCCACTTTCTTGCAATCAGTTGTAGTTTATTCCAATTGTCTTAAATTTACAATTACCACTCTTTCCCATATACAAATTGTATACTGGCATATTATACATTTATATTTGTGCAAGTTGACTATTGACTTTTTGAAAATTTTCATTTATAATGCAAGTAGAAAATAAAAGAAAGGAATGTAATTTTATGGATGCTATTATGACAGCGGTTTCTACAGTAGGTTTTCCAATTGCAATTTCCTGCTATTTGCTGTACACACAAACTAAATACATGCAGGCTATCAAGTCCGCACTGGAAAACAACACCAAAGCAATTACAGATTTGACTGAAAAATTGGAAAAGAGTTGATAATTAATGATGTTCAGACCGTTTGACTATTGGCGTGGCGGTGTTTTTTCCTATAATGATTATGACCCCAAGGCAAAAGGCATTCGTGACAAGCCCCGGAATTTTGAAACACACATGTCGGAATTTTTTAATACTACTGCCATTATGTTTCAATGGGATACTAGGGAATTAGAAATTCCAATTTTTAGGTTGGAACAGTATTTACAGTGCTATGGTTGGGCTGCTGTAATTACCAAGAACGGCAAAAAGCTAGTTGTATCTGGAAATTGTGCCGGATGGCTGGGTGAATGGACAGAGTATTACATGCCAGCCGGAATTATAGTAACAAACCCATACGCACAAGAATTTAATGGACAGTATTATTTTTCGGATGATAACTGCATTCTTATCCGCAATGATTCTGAATTTTTAGGGTTGTATCCAATGTTTGCAAGAGCGTGTGAAATGTTGGTTGAAAATGATATCACAATTCTGAATGCATTGGAAAATTTGCGAATTATGAATATTTACTATGCAGAAGATTCCAATACAGCGAATGCATTTACTCAAATGCAAAAAAATCTGAAATGGGGCAAGTTGTCAACAGTTTTACAGACTGTAAAATCATGGATGAACGGTGATACAAAACCGTTAGGCGTTTTGCCAGTAAATGGAGTATGCACTACATATATGCAACAGTTAATTGAAATTGCAACATATATTAAGGGGCAGTTATATAATTCAATTGGGCTGCAATCTAATTGGAATATGAAACGGCAATCATTATCAGAAAATGAAATCGGCGCTAATGATGATATTTTAAAACCGTTAGTACAAAATATGTTATTGTGTAGACAGGATGCCGCAAAAAAATTGGGATGGACTGTAAAACTTAATGACATATGGGAACATATAGAAGAAAAGGGTGTGGCTAATGAATCTGTTGAAACTGTATCCGACAATGACCGGGATATTTACGAAAATGCCGGGGAATCCATGGAGTGACAGCCTGAATATTACAGCAGAACAGGCAGACAACTCCTTTTTTGTCCAGTGGGGGGCAATTTGCCCATCATGGTATCTTTTGCAAAAGGTTTCCAGTGACGGCACTATTGTAGATTCTGTAAAAACACAAGTCGCAAATGCAATTTATTCAATGTATTCTGATGAATGGGGAAAACTTGCAAAAGTTTTTTCGTTAAATTATGAAATTCTGAACAGTGCAGACGAAAAAACTATTACAGAAATTGCAGATAATGAGCAATTCCAACATGGACATGTAGTAAATTCTATCAATAGCGGCATTTCTAGCCTATGGGGGTTCAATTCGTCGGGGTCTGTAAATAGTGATTCTGATTCCAGTGATTCAAATACCACTAATTCCGGAACAGACACAAATATTAGAAATAATACACACACTACCACCCGAACAGGGCAAACAATTCCGGCTCAAGATTTAATTTCCAAAGAGTGGGAAGTCTGGAAGAAAAACTATTTTGCAATTGTTTACAATGATATATTAAAGGTGATTGCATCACCTATTTATGAAATGGAGGAAATTTGAAATGAAAGTAAAACAGGTAGCCACACTTCTAAATACTGTATACAATGAAATTATTGGCGAATCCGCTCTTGTAAAGGAGGATTTGTCAAATATTGTAGACGTTGGCAGAGAAATCACCAGTTCTACCCAGTGGGGTGATAATTTCGACAAGTTTGTGGGAAAGTTGATTGACCAAGTAGGACGTGTAATTTTTGTTGATAGAACGTATCAGCCGGACGATCTGGGACTGCTCCGGGATTCTTGGACTTATGGAAGTATTTTGCAGAAAGTTCGCTGTGATGTAGGTGACTACGTTGACAATAAAGCATGGCAGTTGGCGGATACTCAGAAACCGGATTTTTCTGATTTGTTTGATTTTGACAGCGCTCCCACAGTAATGGCAAAATATTTCAACATGAAAACCACATTCAGGGAAAAGATTTGCATTACACGTGAGCAGGCAGAAGCTGCATTTCGTTCGGCAGAGGATATGAACAGATTTATTTCCATGATTGAAAATCGAATTCAGATGAAAATGAATCTGGCAACCGAAGCTTTGGCGTATCGGACGGAAGCTAATCTGATTGCTGAAAAGCTGTGGAGCGGCAACAATGTTGTAAATCTTTTGCATGATTACCACATAGAAACAAGCGACAATTCAGTAACTGCCGATAATTGGAAAACAAAGCCCGATTTTCTCCGATTTGTTTCCAATAAGTTGCAGATGTACAAAAAGCTGATTGCAAAAGCGTCCATGTTGTTCAATGATGCAGGTTATACCACATTCACGCCACCGGAAAAGCTTAGGATGTATGCTCTTACAGATTTTGCTAGCGCAATGCGCACACATCTCTATGGCAACACATACCACACCGAATTTGTGGAGGTTGACGGATATCATGAAGTACCCTATTGGCAAGGTATGGGTACAAATGCAAAATATTCCGATAGGTCTATGCTGAACGTAATTCCAGCATCCCAGGCAGGAAGTACCAGCGCACAGATTGTACAAGATGGTATTATTTTTGTAATGCAGGACGATGAAGCGGCTCTGATTTGTTGTGAACAGAATCCAGTTGACAGTCTTTACAATCCGGAGGGTCGTTTTTACAAGTATTTCTATTCAGCAGATGCTAGCTATTATAACGATTTAGCCGAGAATGTAATTGTATTTACGGTATCAGAATATTATTACGTTCCCTTGACTGTTCAGCCTGCTGATTGGGCAACCGATTATGTGAATTACTATGTTCTTACAGATGGAGCATATGTACAGAATTCCTCGGATACATTCGATGCCAACACCAGGTATTACAAAAAGGCATAGTAGAAAATAGGCGGAATATTCCGCCTATTTCTAATAAGGGGAGCGTGATTGATATGAACATTAAACTTTTATCATATTCACAACCTAAAAACAGTGTTAAGAAATCCTATACCACATGGGCAAATTTAACAGGCTCAATGCGTGATACACTAAATGTTGTAAACCCTGTATTTTTAGTTCAAGCGACAGAGCAATATGACAAGGCTAACGCTGTTTATTGTGAAGAGTTGGATAGATACTATTTTATCACAGGGAAAGAGTGGGTAAGAACCGGACTCTTGGCAATTTCATGTCATGTTGATGTATTAGTGACATATCAGGGAGATATCTGGAATAATTCCGGAATTATTTCACGAAATTCCAATTTATTTAATGGGTATTTGCCGGACAATAAGCAAAAAGTTTTTCAATATGACAAAATGCAAATTAAGGTATTTCCAAGGGAAAATCTAGTTGATACCAATATTTTGATTACTGTGGGGTGAGAATATGAATTACAAATATGTATATTTGGGATTTGTAAAAGATGGTAAACAAGAAATACATAAGGTAGAATTTGGTGAGTTCACCCCACATCCATATCCTGGTATGCAGGACATGACAGAAATTTTACAAACATCGATTCGTGATACAGTTCTGGAATCCGGCACATATAAGACAGCAGTTCTACTAAGTTCAATATCAAAAGAGAATGTTAAAAGTTATTATACAATGGGGGATAATTTAACAAAAATTGGAATAGACCCTAATACTGTAGTAGGAGTATCTACAAAAGATGAGATAACGGTAAATAATTTCAATTTGACTGTGGGGGGCAACAACACCGACACGAAGCCTACATGCGGTCCATATAAAGTGAAAGATATCCAACTTGTAAGCCAAAGCCCAATCTGGAATAGTGCATATCTTGACAAAAATAATATCACATTTCAAACTTTTGTAAATTGTGATTTACCAGCAGGCTCTTTTCATGGCTGGTTCTGTCACCAGGTCACACCTGGAACAGGGAATGACATGGTTTTTCTGTATTTAGTTAGTTCCAACTATTGGGAGGAGGGTGAAGTTCCCCCTTTTGGAAACACAACGCCTGGTGGTACAATTGGGGGATATGGTACATATGACGATACAAGCGACAATTTCCCAATTCCGCCCAATAGATTGAATGATGTATATAGCAGTATTTTATCAAATGTAGCAGGGAAAATACAAATGTACACGCTTGATTCCGGTGCATACAGCGCTTTCCTTGGTAAAATTTACACTAGCGATTTTTGGGATTATTGGAAAAACACAATATTTAATCCTATTGATGGTATTTATAGTTGTATCAGAGTTCCTTTTAGTGAACTTGATTTGACTAGAACATCCGTTGCTAAAATTAACGTTTCAAATACAGAACTTGAAATTTTAGCAGGCGCTTACAGAGTTACAAATAATTATGTTAAAGACCAAGTAATTACCTCCAATTATGTAATTGATGAATATTTTGGTAGTTTTCTCGATTATTCCCCGTACACTACATGCGAATTATATATCCCTTTTTATGGAACAGTAAACATAGATATAAATGAAATTATGGGTGGAAATATTTCCATCACTAGAAGAAATAACTATGTAAATGGGGATTTTGTGGTATTCGTTCAATGTGTGAATAGATTTGAGATTGCTGTCACGCATGCATATGCTGGAAACGCCGCTATCACATTACCAATTACAGCCGGAAATGACGGCTCCCCTAACAGAATACTTGACCTAGTTCAGGGTGTAGCCAATTTAGCAATGGGAAATTATGTAGGCGCTGGGACATCAGCGGTAAATGCCTTGGCAGAAAAAGGAAATACTTCAACGGTTCAAAAATTGTCCGGTGGGTCTGGTTGGAACGCAAGCCACGATTTTGCTTTAATTTTCCGGCGTTCATGCCCCAGCAATCCAGAAAATTACACCAAGGAAAACGGCAGACAAGCAGACGAATTTGTAAATTTTTCAGATTTACAAGGATATACAGAAGTATCTGCTGTAGATTTGAAATTTACATCTGGTAAAATTACATCGGCAGAAATTGACGAAATTAACAATTTATTGAAGCAGGGGGTTTTTTTCTAATGTTTAAAGAGCGAACAAGTAAACCAGAAAAAGGAAACAAGTACTACACCACAAAAGACTGTGGGGGATGGAGTCCGTGCATCAAGGGCAAACCTACTGATATTGATTGTAATGTACTGTCAAATTGTGTTGGGTATGCTGTAGGCAGATTCAATGAGATACATAACCGGAATTCATGTGACCTGTTGGGTAGTAGGAATGCAGGCCTATTGACAGAATTTTGTAAAACACAAGGGCTGATGCTAGATTCTTACACACCTCATGCGGGTGCTGTAATGGTTTGGCAGAAAAAGAATGGTGCAGGTCATTGTGCCATAGTAGAAAAAGTTGTAAATGAGCATACTGTAATTACCAGTGAAAGCGGATACAATTCAAGAATACCATGGTGGCGGAAAGAACGGTGCCGTGGTTCTGGTAGATGGGGGTGTGGTTCTGCCTACACTTTCATAGGATTTATTTACAAGGAGGAAATAAAAAATATGATAAAAATGGGTTCAGTTGGTGCAGATGTCACGAAAATACAGGTGCGTTTAAGAGCATTGGGGTATTTTGATAGTCTGTGTGATGGTCACTTTGGCAAAAAGACCCTTGGTGCAGTTCTTTCTTTCCAGAAATTGAACGGGCTTGCAGTAGATGGTATTGTGGGGGTTAAAACCCTTACAGCATTAGGACTAAAATAAAAATAGCCGGGATTTACTCCCGGCTGTTTTTTTAATCATTTTTTACAGGCATCCCACACCACATTAAATAATTGCGCAATGTTTCACCAGTCATATTATCGGAATAGTATAAATTATCCTTTTTGAAAATTTCTACTATTTTTCTTTGTACTGGTAAAAATGGCTGATTGATTCTCTTAAACCAGTTTGGCTTGGCAATTGGTTTATCGCTGTATATCAGGTCGTTGTCAATATCTTTCAATGGTGATGTTTTCGGGTTTATGTCAATAAATGTCATTCCGTCAATATATACTACATTGCATTGCAGAATTTCATCATCAAAGACTATGAAAAACCGGAACTTTACATCACTGGAATAATAAGTGTATGGACATGTCGGATAGATAGAAGTTTCAAAATCACCCGATGTAATCATTTTTGCATGTGGATTGTCAAATTGGAAATATTCGTTTGATGCCTTTTCTTCCACGGGACTGTCTGCCCACAATGCGGAAATAAAAGGCTTTTCTTTGTTGTTCTTGTAAATTGTGATTTTTCCTTTTTCTTGCTTTGTGATGTGTTTCATTCCCATATTACGGAAATAGGGACAATTGGTAGATACTGTATTTCCAAGAAGGAAAATTTTTGCAAAATTATTCAATCGTACAAGCGTTGAAATAGCATTTAAAAATAGTGCAAATTCTCCTGGAACGTAGCCTATTCTAGAAATAAATTCATCAAATACAACTAGACCTATATTTTCTGGATATACACCGCCTTTGTCGTGTTCCATATCCGTTAGGGCGAAACCATAACAGAACGGGTCATTTTCATGCTCTATTTCACCCTTTGAATTTTCGTACGCAAGATAAAACATTTTAGATTTATACAATACTCTGTCATATTGCCCACCTGTTAATTTAGATATAATTCCTCTGTTTGTCAATCCGCCGAAAAATTGGGACGCCGTTTTTACGGTGAAGTCTGTTTTCCATCTTCTAATAATTGACATTTTTTCGCCATACAATACATATCTTAACAATCCCGTGGTAAACATGCCGTAACTTTTGCCGTTTGACCGTTCTCCCCACGCCAAATTATACAACGTATCGCATTTCAATTGGGGGATGGGGTTATAAAAACCCTTATCCCCAATTAATTCCTGTAGCATTTTCAAAAATTCTTTTTCTTGGAAACGTTTTTCTTGTTTAATCAATTGTAATCCCTCCTATTTTATAAAGAAAATCTATGAAATTTTCTGCAAGGTTCATATTGTAGAATCCATTTTCTAGGTGAACGCTAGATAATTCACAGTACTTTCCTGCATTACCTGTATAGTCGGTTACGTATCCGGTTTGCGATTCATCCAAATATGTATGGGTCAATTTCCCACATTCACCAACAGGAAATATAAATTTATTAGTAAAATGTACAATTGCTTTCCTGCCGTATTTTTTTTTCAAATATTCAGCACCTGCTTTTTTCCCAACCCCGGCACATGTCAAAATAATTTTATAACGTTTATCACCTATTGTCTTAAAATTATTAAACTGGTCAATTGCTTTCTTTACATATGCTTTTTTTAAATAATTTGTACTTTCTTTTTTTTCAACCCTCGCACATACAAACTTAAAATTAACTTTATTTTCCGTAATGTATCGCTTTGCACCTAATGTTTTGAATCTGTCATACACGCCTTCAAAATCCCAAACGCCTATTAAATGTTTTTTTCCTTTTATGTCAACAGGCTCAAAATCTTCAAAATCAAATTTATACCATTCACATACTTTTTTTATCAAATCAATGCAACGTGCATTATACTTTTCAATATAACTCATATGCTTTTCATAATTTGTAATTTTTATACTATCGGTGTCACTGTATTTGTAATCATTTCCACATGCTAAAATTCCAGTCCATAAATTTCTTCGAGCATGTGCGGTCACATATACACCCCAGGGATAATATAGAAATCTTCCGTACTGATTATTATATAAATTGATTGCTTTTTCAATATCTGGAAATTCTGGCTCTTCCCAATCGTCACTATACTTGTTTTCTTCTCTGATAATATTTGTAACTGCCATGCCATACAGGCTATTTAACATGCCCTTTGCTTTCAAATATTCTTCTTCTTTGCCATGTATTCCTTTTAATTCCGTTTTTTTCTTGTACAATTCAAGTATAATTTCCATAAATTCTTTTGGTAGATATTCCCTATTGTATATGTAAAAATCTGAAAACTGAACACTGTCAAACGTGTAGGTTTTATATATAATGTCAAAATCTATTTCAGTAATACAAACAGTAGCTTGGGGTGCGCTGTATATTCTACCATTATTCAGAATAGTATCATCTGTAATTTTTTCTTCTATTTTACTGAACGATAAATAATTATCCGGCATATCTTGTCGGGCTCTCAAATTGTTAAATCTACATCTAAAAATACAACAGTATTCATTTAGATACTCTTTTGCTTGTTCTAGACTTTCAATTTTTACCTTAACACCCTTTGACATTGGGAAATATTGCGTGAGCATTACGAACGGATAACTACTTGTGAAGTCAAAACTTGCCACGTTTTCATATATTTTTCCAATTGCCCTAAAAGAAGCATGTGTAAATCCGCCTATAAATGCTCTGCGTACGATAGCATATTCTTTCGGTTCAAGTGTAAGACTTCTTATTTTTTTCAAATATTTCTTATTCTTTGTTAGAATTTCCTTGCAATGACGTCGCACGAACCCTGTTGCTGTCATAGGTATTTTCGTGATGCTACCCTCCTTTTCCATTAACTCCCATATATAAGCCACTACGATACGCACATCATTCACCATGTACGGCAATTCAGATGTTTTTATTTCGGTTTCAGAATGTCTTATTTTGGAATAATCTAAATCACCCACTAATTTTTGTATTTTGTGTTGTGTTAAATTTTCCGCCACTTTTTTAAGACTTAATCCAGACAAAATATAACTACATTTGAATAATATTCCGTCATTTGTCAATGCTGATGTTGGCGTTCTTCTTTTGATGGCAAATACTTTTTTCCATTCAAACCACTTTCGCATAAACTGGAATTCAAATGATAAATTATGCACATAGATTATCAAAATACGCTTGCTTGAAATTTTGAATATTCTTTGCAATATTTGTAATACGTCAAAAAATTCTTTCCATGTTCTTCCTATTATTGTATTTTCCTTTATTTGCAACTGCCAAACATACATAATTGCAGTTTTTTCATTGTTCTTATTGTAAAAACTGGTTGTCTCGATATCAAAACTACATGGTAATTCAATATATTCTATGTGTTTTTTTTCGGTGCATTCATACTGTGGTATTGGCATTTTATGTAGTGTATGTATGGTATATACTACATCCGAAAATTTCAACATAAAAATATCACCTCAATCAAACCACTCAAAAGGATTTGAAAAACTTTCTGCCATTTTTCTTTCTTCTTCCTCCACCTCGAACCGTTTTTTTACAAAAACCATTTCAACCATACTATATAACTCGTCTACTGTTTTTACCCGATGTAATGACATTGTTCGTTGAACAATTTTTATTGCTTCTTTGTATGGCAATGCGTCATAGTATTCTGATTTATAATAAATATCATATAGCACTTTTTTCAATAATACATCGTCATTTGCATTAAATTGCTTTCTGCCCTTGTAATCTCCTAAAATTTGTCTCTCCTTTTGTTTCTGATTTTTCTTTAATGCTTGTTGTAATGCCTTTTCTTGTCTGTCTTTTTTTCGTAACTCTGCCGCGTATTTGTCTTTCTTTACTTGTTTTGCCAGTTGCTGGATTTGTCTTTGCGCTTTTCTTTTTTCTTTCGCTTGTTTTTTCCTAATTTTTTGCTTTTTTTCTTTATTTGTTAATACATCAGCAGTAGCACCCCTCTTGGGGGGTGCTTTCCTGGTGCTGTTTTTCTTTTTTGGTTTAGTCATCGTCTTTCTTCCTCATAAATTCCATATATGTGAAATTCAGCCCCTCAATAATTAGGACTACCTTATAACCGAAAAACTTGCAAAGTTTTACAAAATCGTTTTGTGTTGGGTAAAGTCCTAAATCCTGGTATTTTCTGATGCATAAATAGTTAGCCGCCTGTACAGAATCAGTTGTCAAAAACACTTGGAAACGTTTGCCATCACTGTGTCCAACTGCTATATATTGCTTGCTCATAAACCCTCCTTTCCGGGGCAAAGCCCCGGAATAATTTTACTTTTCGATTACTGCCTGCAACGTCAAATATGACACATCAGCGGACTTATTCACCTGCTTAATCCGGAATTTTCTAGGATGTTCCCAGGTATCAGGCATTCCGAACGCCTGTACAATATTCCGCAATGCATTGAACACCCCGACAGATGTGCATGCATACCCGTTGCCCTTGCTGTCAATTAATGTAACATGCGGTGCGTTCGTCACCTCGCCGGTTTCTTTGTTTGTTACCTCAACCATCGAAATGGTAAAGTGTGCCAACTCAATTACCTGGTTTATACAGTCCTTGACCCTAAATTCTGGGGCGGTGGTGGCGTTGTAAACGATGGTCTTGGCTTCCTCGGTTACAGTTGGCATTGTACAGAAACTTCCTACTTCTTCCATGTTCTTGATTGTCAATGCAAATTTTTCCATATTTTTTCTTTCCGCCCCTGTCACCCTGGGGCGCAAGGTATTTGCGAAAATGTGGGTGTATGTATATTGATATTTATTTTAATTTTGTGGGATTGCGACCACAATTCCGCATTACCCCGGCTTATGCCGGGTCGCTCTGCGCATTAAAATAGCCGTCTGGCATCTGCCTAATTTCTCCGTTTTCGACTATGTAGTCACCTACATGAACCAAATGCATGATATTCATTGTTTCGTACACACATTCGTTCAGAACAAAACCACCAGGATGCTTTTCCAATTTCCACCACTTACACCAATGACGAAATGGATATTGGCACGATTTTTCATATTCTGCTAAAATCTTTTTAGCGAAAACTGTAGAAATGTTTTTCATTGCTGTACATCCCCCATCAAATAATAGTGTAGTCTGTCTTTGTGCGATATGATGTAACCCTTCCCAAATCTTCCAGAATATGGATAAACCCCGTACGGCATCCCTGGAAATCTACGTGCATGCCGTTTGGCAGAATGATGATACCTGCATTTTTCCAACCGCAAAAACGAATGTAAAACATCCGTGTAGTCGATTGCATCCGGCGTTTCTGATTCCCCGACTATCTTGGCTGCTTGTTTCAACATCTCAAAAATTTCATATATTTGATACATTACAAATCCAACCCCTTTCTATCAATGGTGTCCATTTCAATATTTGTTGTAACAGTCATTGAATCATCCGCCCAACGCACACCATAACAAACAAAAATGCCTGATGTAGTGTATATCCACACTTTCCCCGCCCCTGTTTGCTGTAGCCAATACTTGGCGTTTCTGCTGTCTACATTACGGATTACGTCTGTAATGCCGTTTTTATCCAAAACTACTACATATTTCATAATTTCCTCCTTGCCTTTCGGCTGTTCTTTTCTTATCTTCTGTTTATATTATATCACGAAATTTTCGATTTGTCAATACCTTTTTGAAATTTTCTCAAAATTTTTTGATTTTACTAAAATTCCATTTCACCCCTTTTCTGCGGAGAATAGCCACACCGCCCGGCTTGAACTTTTGCAGCGTTTCTACCCATATTCTAGCAACATTGTCCATTGTTCACTAGTGGTAATATATGCCACGCATGTAACCTCTCCATTAATCATTTCAAATGCATGTGCCTTGGTTCTGTCGATTTTTGCTAATTCTGCTACATTTCTGATTTTCATAATAACCTCCTGCCTTTAGGCTGTTCTTTTCTTATCTTCTGTTTATATTATAACACGAAATTTCTCGATTGTCAATACCTTTTTTGAAATTTTCTCAAAATTTTTTGATTTTATTAAAATTCATCAATAGTCAACTTGCACAAATATAAATGTATAATATGCCAGTATACAATTTGTATATGGGAAAGAGTGGTAATTGTAAATTTAAGACAATTGGAATAAACTACAACTGATTGCAAGAAAGTGGGTTGATTGTAAGCTATTGGTAATTGTTATAAGTTGGTAGTTGAGTGGAAATGAAATGGAAATCGTTGACATTGCTGGAATATTATTGTAAGTGCTGGGAATTGGCAGGAAGTGGCTAGGAATTGGAATTTTTTTACTCAATTTCCATGGAAATAATTACTGT